AAAGATGCCGTCCTTCTTCGATGTGTAGATCACGTCGCCGACACGAATCGTTCCGGCGTCGATGCCGTGCAGGCCGGCAATGCTCATCAGCGTCGTGGTCTTGCCGCAGCCGGAGGGGCCGAGCAGGGTGAGGAACTTGCCCCGCGGGATGCCGAACGAGATGTCGTCCACGGCCCGGTCGTTGCCGAAATACTTGACCAGGCCTTGCACCTCGACGTAGCGGGCGGACGCGCTGTCGGCTTGCATTGCCATCACGCCGTCAATGCCTCGCGCCCGGCGACGCGCCGGAAGACGAAGACGCAGGCGAGCAGCATCACGGTCTGCGTCATCGAAAGCGCCGAGGTCAGCGTCTCGTTTTCATAGTTGGCCAGATAGTAGACGCCGACTGACAGCGTCTCGGTCCCCGAGGTGTAGAGGATGATCGAAATCGACAACTCGCGCAGGAAGATGATGAACAGCAGCACCCAGCCGGCGAAGATGCCTGGCTTGAGCAGCGGAATGGTGATCCGCCGCAGCGTGGTTAACCAAGACGCGCCGGCCAGGCGGGAACTCTGTTCGAGTTCCTCGGAGATCGCCAGCATCACCGACGAAACGTTGCGCTGGCCGTAGGGGAAGAAACGCGTGATGTAACCGAGCAGCAATATCCACAGCGTGGCGTAGATCGGGGTTCGGATGTAGGTCACCAGCACGCCCATGGCGATAACGATGCCGGGAAAACCGATCGGCACGACGCATAGGAAGTCGAGCAGCCGCGACCCGAAGCCCTTGGTGCGGTGGATCATGGTGCTCACCACCAGCGACAGGATCATGGCGATGGTGGCGCCGGCGAAGGCGAGGATGAAGCTGTTGACGATGCCGTTGGTCGCCGCGGCGATGTGGTCCGGCGCCCAGAAGAAGAGCGTCCGCACGTAGTTGTGCAGCGTGAGGTCGGCCGGGATGATCTCGGCCTGCTCCGGGGTCATCCCCTGGGCGGTCATCTCCGCCTTCTGCTTCATCCCGAGCATCTCCATCTGGCCGCCGGCGAACTCCATCGCCTGCTGCTGCTCGTACATGACCCGCTTGTACTCCACGTCCTCATCGGTCATCTCCGGGAGCCGGGCGATCTCGCGCACGTACTTCTCCAGCTCCGGGTCCGGGAACCACTGCATGCCAGCAGTGGCGGTCGCGGAGATGAACCCGGCCAGCTGGGCCAGGTCGGGCGGGTCCACGTTGGTCGGCTCGAACCGGGGCAGCTGGTCCAGCTTCCAGCCGTTGACCGCGAACAGCCGGGGCACCGCGTACCGGTTCAGGGTGTCCGCGATCGCCTTGGCAATGGCATTCAGGGCTGCCCGGAAGATCCCGGTCTTGTCGGTGTGCAGGGAGTAGGAGCCGGTGTTCTCGTGCCCGACCAGGATGAAGTCGGCCAGCACGGACATCAGGATCCGCTGCTCGTAGCGGTTGATGATGGAGTTGGTGTCGAACTGCCGAGTGCCCCCCGAGCTCATCAGCTCGAAGTCGAACAGCGGCTGCTTGGTGTCCGGGTCGTACTGGGTGGGCAGCACCAGGCCCTCGTTCTCGTCCCGGCGGACCCCGCGGACCATCTTCCGGAAGGCCTGCACGGTCTTCTCTTGAGGCGTCCCCTTCTTCGCGGTCAGGTAGTCCGCGGGCACCCTTCCTACGGGCATACCGGCCAGGTCCCGCTCCACCCCGATCGCCTCGAACTCCTCCAGCCGCTTCTTGAAGTACCAGGCCCGGTAAGCGGTCCGGAGCAGGGAGACCCCTTCGGGGTTGCCCTTGGCGATCGAGGTCCGGAACAGCAACGACTTCTCGATCGGGATCACCGTGGTCTGGTACCGAGGAGGTGCCATCTGCACCATCGCCCGGACCCCACCGGACTCATCGAAGGACCAGCGCAGCAGCGTCTCCTGGGCGCGGATCGGCATCTTCCGCCAGCCGATCAGCCCGTCCTCGTGCTTGCTCCGCTTCTTCGGGTCCTTCTGCCAGGGCCCGAGCCGGCGCTTGTAGACGATCTCGTGCCAGCTCCAGCCGTAGGGCAGCACCGAGAGCACCTCCCCGATGAAGTCATCCCAGCTGTGGGACATGTCCTCCATGCAGCTCTCCAGGAACTCCTGGGCCTTCAGTCCCTCCTCGTCCTGGGTGGCCGGGAGCACCTTCCACTCCACCTCGCGCAGCAGCTTGTCGATGCTGAACAACATCGCGCCGACCATGGAGTCGTTGGACGACATCTCCCGGTAGACCCGAACCGCCTTGCGGCCACGCAGCGCGGGAAGGAACTCCTCATCGACATACCCGGAGACCCGCTTGACCCCGGTGACACCGAGCTCGTCCATCGGGCCGACGCGCTGCGGGATCTCGTCCCCGGCATTGTCCTCGTCCCAGGTGGAGATATCACCCTCGGGAAGTCGCACGTCTGCCATGTCTTCAGTCTCCCGGTGGTGTCACCTCACACGATCAGGTTGTACTCCTCGGCCACCTGGTCGTTATTGTTCTGCACCGAGCCCACCGTCCAGTTCCCGGGCTTGCGCTGAGCGTCCCGGTTCTCCTTCATCTCGGTCTCGATCCAGGTCGGGTCGTTGCCTCCGACGATCACCATCGGAGAGGCCGGAATCGCACGCTTGGAGATCTGCCGCCAGACCAGGGCCATCGAACAGATCTCATCAGGCAGGTGGAACTCCTTCCCGCGCGCGTAGATCATCTCCACCGAGGCGTAGAGGTGGTGCTTGTAGAAGGTGGAGATCCGGGGCACCTGCCACCGCTCGTTCTCGATCGAGGAGATGTACTCACTCAACATGTCGTCGCGCTTGGCCCCGACCATCTGGAACCCTCGCGCCCGCCGGTCCACGTAGTCGGCCACCACCGCACCCAGGCCGGTGGCGTCGTGGATCCCCTCGGCGTTGTAGATCTTCATCAGCTTGTTGAACTCCCCGATCATCACCGGGTAGGGACGCCGGCGCATCCGCAGCCAGTACGCCACGGTGACCGGGAACCGGGTCACGTTGGCCACCGTGATCACCGTGAAGTCGTTCGACTGGGCCCAGTCCGCACCGATCACGTACTCGGCATCGGTCCTGGGCTGCTCGAACTGGTACTCCTCGTAGTCCTTGGACACCTTCTGCTTGACCGCGGTCTCGGGCAGGGAGAACATCCGCTCCACCGCGTCGGAGTCGATCGCACGGTTGCCGATCGAGGGCTCACCCAGGTCGTACTCCACCCGCCACATCTCGGCCGGGATCTCGCGCTTCTTCTCATCGATCGTCTGCTGGTCCAGCCAGCCGTCGATCGGGTTGGAGGTGTCGCGGTAGCACCAGGTGTAGATCGGGTCGTCCCGCTCCAGGAACCGCTGGAGCACCGTGAAGAAGGTCTTGTCCGGGTACTGCCAGGTGGAGCTCATCGTGGTCTGCGGCCTGATCACCTCGCCCTGCCAGTTGGTCTGTGGCATCGGCTGGCCCAGGGCGGCATCGAGGATCGGCAGGTCCATCTCGTCGATCTCGTCCAGCAGCAGCTCGGGCGGGTGCGGGCCACGAACCGACTTCTGGGAGGCGGTCAGCGGCATGATCGTGGACCCGTTGTTCAGCCTGATCCGGGTCGCGGACTCGTCCTTGATCAGGTACCGAGGAGCGTGCTCGGAGTCCCAAGCGTCACGGATCGTGTTGTGGATGTTGATCGACTGGTTCAGGGAGCCACCCACAATGTTGACATCTGCGCCCTTCACCGCGGCGATGGTCAGGCCCAGGATCGACATCAGCCGGGACTTGCCGGACAGGCCTCGAGATCCGTGGATCAAGGCTGACGAAGATCTCCCAAAGTACGCATCGGAGAACGCCTCGAAGGGCGCATTGTGCTCCGGGCACACCTTGTGCCTCGGGATCGTGATCCCCCATAGCGTCCTCACCAGCTGGTAGAGCTCATCGTTGGTGCGAGGCCCCCGGCTCAGCAGGATGGTCATCCAATGCGCCGGTAGGTCATCGAGGAGCCAGTGACCACGGTGGTGGCGTTGGTCGGGTCCGCGGTCTGCTGGCCAGTCCGGATCCCGAACACGCCGGAGGTGGTGCCGGTGTTCACCTTGATCTTCAGAATCATCCGGATGGCCGAAGCTCCGGTGGCACCGCCGGAGTTGATCGCGGAGTTGATCGAGGTAATGAACGTTCGGTTGCTCGAGGAGGTAGTGGTGGTAGCACCGGTGGCCGTGGAACCGGAGGCATCGGCGTAGAAGGTCGCCGTGGTCCCGGTCGGCCCGTAGATACCGACTCCGATCCCTGGCGTAGCACCGGCGACTCCGTTGCAGGTGTAGGCCAGCACTACCTCCACCTCGTAGGTAGCCGCGGTCTCGAAGGTCGCCTGCAGGTGCGGGTCGGGCACCAGGGCGTTGGAGTTCAGCGCCTGCACCGTGTCACTGGGCTTGGTGATGATGGTGGGCAGGTCGGAGAAGGTGAGCCGCACGTTGCCCGAGGGAGACCAGCGCTTGGCCGTGGTCACGCCGGTGTACTGGTTCGGGCCGATGTGCACATCGGTGCAGGAGCCACCACTGGTGTCACCCAGGGAGATTCCGTACCACTGGGTCGGGACCGCCTGGTCGTCACCGAGGAAGTTGCCGACCACGATCCCGCCGGTCAGCTTGCGCAGGTTGATCGCGGTCGAGGCCCAGATCCCGCCACCGTTCTGGCCACAGTTCATGATCGTGTTGCCAGAGATCGTGAGCCCCTTGATCCAGATCCCGGTGGCAATCGAGCCCACCGCGATCCCACAGTTACCAGCCCCGATGATCGTGTTCCCGGTCACCGTGCCCCGGGTGGAGTTCACCGAGATCGTGAACCCACAGTCACCACTGCCCTCCACGATGTTGTTGGAGATGACGAAGTGGTTGGTGTGGTGAACGCTGATCATGTCAGCGGTGCCACCACTGTCTGTTGCCTGGTGGTTGACGTAGTTGCCGAGGATCTGGTTGC